GGTGTTTCAGGACTTCAGGGTTTAACTGGACAGTATATGGCTCCTGCTGCTGGCCTTACAGCAGCTTCTGCAATGATGCCTACAAGTCAAGAAGTAGGCATGTATATGAATCCTTACATGCAGAATGTAGTAGATATTCAGCAGCGGGAAGCACAGCGTCAGGCTGATGTAGCTGGTCAAGAGCAAGCTAAACAGGCAGTGGCTGCTGGTAGCTTTGGTGGTTCAAGGGATGCAATTGTAAGGGCTGAAGCTGCACGTAATTTACAGACACAGTTAGGGGATATTCAATATAAAGGTTTGGCTGCTGCATATGAAGATGCACAGGCAAGACTTGCTGCACAGCGTCAGCGTGAATTTGCTGCTGGTCAACAGTTTGGTCAGCTAGGTCAAACAGCTTTAGGTGGTAATTTACAAGAACTAAGTGCATTACAACAAGCTGGTTTAACACAGCAGTCACAACAACAGGCTGCACTTGATATTGCTCGTCAGCAATTTGAGGCTGAAAAGACATTTCCAGAACAGACATTGCAGCAATACTCTTCAATCATTCGTGGCTATGCTGCTCCTATTGGTGGGTCTTATACTTCAACGGGTACAACTCCAGCACCGTCTTATCTACAGCAACTTGCTGGTCTAGGTAGTTTGGGTACAGGTTTATATGCTGCCAGTAAGATGTTTAAAGAAGGTGGCAAGATCGGTGGTAATGGTGGTTTAGCATCTATTATTGTTAAACGTAAAAAGGGTGGTAGTGTAGTTAAATTACAGGATGGTGGTGGTTTTGGTCAGTCTGTTGGAGGTTGGGAATTTGACATGGGACAAGGTAATCAACCTAATGTAGACGTCACACAGCAAAGAATGGATGAATATTTAAATCGTTTAAAGACATTTAGTATTGACGATTTAAAAGAAGTAGCTAGAGTTTCTCCAGAATATAGAAATGCAGCTTTAGCAGAACTAAAATCTAGAAAACCAACATTTGATCCTGCTATAGACGAGGCTGGTCCTACTGGCCCTGTTGGTTCAGCCACATCTTATGATAACTTTAAACCAGCAGCTACTACTGCACAAGCTGCCGCTTCAACATCTACAGATGCAAAAGATAGTGATGAAATTGATTTTTCTGATCCAAAAAGTATCTTTAAAAACTTTTTCACATCTTCTGATGAGTACAGAAAGGCTTATACAGAAAGTTTAGAAAAGATGCGAGAAAGTGCTAAAACTGATAAAGAACTTGCAGGACTTAATCTTATTCAAAAGTCTTTGTCAGCTATTGCATCTTCTCGTCCCGGTTCTATAGGGGCTGTTATAGCAGAATCTTCTCCTGTTGTTGCTGAAGCTACTTCTGCTGCTCTTAAAGCTGATAAAGAAGCTAGAGCAGAACTTCGTGCGGCTGAACTGGGTGAAAAGAAACTTGGTTACGAGATGGAAAAAGAAATGACATCTACTAAAATGGCTCTTTGGAAGGCACTGCAAAAAACAAAACTTACTACTGATGAAGCAACTAAAATATTTAAAGCAGCCTCGGAAGCAACAGATGAAAATACTCTAAAAGCACTAATTGGAGCATTACCTAGTAAAGAAGCACAGATGTTGGCATTTGAACTTTATGCTTTAAGAACAAGAGCCGCTGGTGGAGATTCAAGATCTGGTGGTTTGCAAGCTAATATAGCCGCTGGAAGAAAATAAAAAGATGGCTGAAGATTATAAAGATATTGAATCTACTGGACAAGATAATTCTCTGTCCTATGATTCAATTCTAAATAATAATGATATTCTTAATTCAATGTACTATGCATTGAAAGACATGGGTACTGATGTAGAAATTGATCCAAAAACAATTTTGGATACATTTCTTACAAAATCACGCTATATAGATACAAATATTCTTTCTACAATTAGTACAGCAAATAAGGTATCAGATTATACAGACGAGCAGAAGCAATCTTTAGCTAAGGCTATGGATGCAGTAAACCGTATGCCTAATATATTTTCTGAAGGCGGTGCACCAACAGGATCAGCTATTGCTGATTATGCCTTAGCTGGTATTTCAGATCCAACAAATCTATTGTCTGCTGTTGTAGGTGCTTTTACTTTAGGTACTGGTGCTGTAGCAACCCGTGCTGCTGGTACAACCGCTAGAGCAATTGCAGTAGATAAAATTAAATCTATAGCAACTAAACCTGTTCTCGGTGCATTGGCTAGAGATGCTGCTGTAGCTGGAACTGCTGGTGCAACTCAAAATATTACTAAACAAAATATTGAAAAAGATATTGGTTTACGAGAAGATATTGATTTAGGTGAAGCTGCAATACAGGGGTTGGCTGAAGGTATTCTAAGTCCCGCTGCTGGCGTTGCAGCTAATATTGGTGCCGGTCTTGTGGGACGAGGTACTGTCAATATTGCTGAAAAAATAGCACCAGAAAACACGGCTGCTGCTAGGAATTGGTTAAGAAATAACTTTTCTCCTGCTGCTGGCTTAGATGATGCTACAATTGCTCTTACAGAACGTAGGGCTGGTGAAGTAAACTCACTAGGTGAACGTGCACAAGATATTCAAACTACATTTCAAAAGAATCTAGATAAAACTTTTGGTAAAAATATATCTGAGCCGGATCTACAATTAATCAATAAAGCATTAGAAAATGATGCACCATCTATTGCTGCTCTTGGTCAGAGAAACGCAGAACTTGCTCAAAATGTTACAGATTTTCGTAACTTGGTAAATGAAGCAAGTCAGTATGGTTTACAATCTAAACTTAATACTCAAGCCCGTGGTGTATTTACAAACAATGCGAACTATACCCGTGATGTTTACGACAGGTATTTACTGCGTAAAAGAAAAACTAGTTTTGAAAAATTTCTTAATCAGCAGCCAACTATTTTAAATGATTTAAAGCAGATGGTTATTAATGACAGGGCTAATCCTGTTGTTGCCGATAGAAGGTTTACTCATATTTCTGATCAGTTTTATGATGCAAACAATAATATTATTCCCGGTGCAAACGTAGATGGAATTATACGAAAAGAATTTGAAAAACTTTATAACACAACTGGCTGGTCTAGGCGAGAAGAAAATGTATTTCAGCGTAGAGGACAATTTGATCCTGCCTTTAAAAAACTTTTAGGTGCAAACGAAACTCCTGCCGCTAGAATTACAGAAACAATTGGTGGTATTATGGATACCGCCTCTAAAAGTAATCTTATTTATGACTTGGCAAAAGACGCGGAACGTGCTGGTAAAGGCGTAACCCTTGCTCCAAATGCCACGGCTGGTGAAGCTAGTGTACAGCTTGGTAATAAAGAAGTTGTAAAATTAGTTAATCCCGGTGATAAGTACGCAGTATTTAATCAACCATTTCTAAAAAAGGTAGATCCTGCTCTTGAAAATGTATGGGTTACTAAGGAGTATGCTGATCAACTTAAAACATTTCTTGATCCTGCAAAAGAGATGCGTGAAGTTTTATTTAATGCTAAAGGGCCACTAGGAGCATTATTTAAAACATTTGCTGGTATTCAAGCATACGCTAAATATGGTAAGACTATTCTTAGTCCATCTGCACAAGGTAGAAACTTTATTAGTGCTGGTGGTTATACAACAGCCGCTGGTGACTTTGGGGGTATTGCCAAAGGTCTTAAAACTTATTTAAGTAAAAATTCTTTAGAAAAGGAATTACTATTAGATGAGTTTGCTAAATCTGGTCTTGGTGGCTCAAGTCTTGAACTGGGTCAGGCTTTGTCACGCCTAAAAGATATATCTGCTATTACAGATGAAAACTCATTCATTAGTAAACTTATGCGTATTCAAGTTGGCCGTATGAATGTTGGTAAGAAATTTGAAAAGGCTTACGCATTAGGCGATGATCTTTTTAAACATGGAATGTACTTAAACAATAAAGAAAAAGCATTAAAAGTTTTAGATGCCTATCCAACAACTGGTACTCTTAATAGAACATCTATTGTTAATGACTTTGCTATTAGAAGACCAGATCTTGTAGATTCTGTTAGGACAGATTTCTTTGGTCCTAAAATGACCGTTGCAAAAAGAAATCAAATTCTATCTGACTTTCAAAGAAAGTATCCCGGTGCAACAGCTAATGACTACTTTGCACAAGAAGCTTACTTGCGGGATGCAGCTAGGCAGAAGGTAGCTGCTATTGCTCCTATGTACAATCGTATTGCTCCTATTTTTGAAAAGATGAGAGTTGTTCCTGTAATTGGTTCTTTCGTAGCATATCCTGCTGAACGTCTTAGAAACACATACAATATTCTTAAGATTGGTACTGACGAACTAAAGCAAGGTATTGCTACCGGTAACAAAGAACTTATTGCTCAAGGCCGTAATAGACTTCTACAGTGGTATGGTACTCAAGGTGCTTTGTATACTGGTGTCTATGCAGTAAATGAAATGAATGGTAATTCTGAAACTGTTGACAAACTTCGTAAATCTGGATTACTACCTGAATACAAAAAAGATAATGCAATTCTAATTACAGGTAAGACTAAAGAAGGTTTTCCTAAATATTTAGATTTAAGTTATATGAATCCAGATCAATATGTTGTAGGTTCTTTCGTACCACTTATGCTAAAAGCTTCACGTGGTGAAGATGTATCAAAAGATCTAGATAAAGCTATAATGGGTGCTACAAAGAATATATTTCAGCCATATACAGATCCAAGTCTTTCATTAGAGTTTTTTGATCTAGTAAGAAATTTTTATGACGACCCAACACCTGAAAAAATTGGTAAAGCAGCTAAAATTCTTGAGCCGGGTATTCTACGTTCAGTTAGAGATGCAGTATCTGATACTGGTGTTACAGACAACACACGTTATTTATATGATATAGATAAGTTTTTTAATCCAAGAAACTTTGGTGCTGTACCTCGTCGCTCAGAGGATGCTGCTGAATATGTTCTTAAAAACGCATCTTCTTTAATTGGATTTAGAGAAGAATACATTGACCCTAGAAAAGCTGCTGGCTTTGCACTTAAAAATATAACTGGTCCAGCAGAACAAAAGTGGAACAGTTTTAAGAAAGATCTTTCTTCAATGATTTCAGATCCAACAGCAGCGTACTCAATGGAGAACTATCTTAAAGATTATAATGAAGCTTTAAAAGAACAGTTTATTCTCCAGCAAGGAATTAAACGGCTAGACGATGGCTTACGCCAGTTTATGAGTAGAGAACAAGTTAATAAACTTATGAAATCTTTCGATCTACGTGGTGTTGCTCCTTCAAAAAAGGATGTATTATCTATTTTATATGGTAAACACACACCACAAAGATTGTCTACCAGTAAAGAATTTTGGTTAGATGTTCAGGAAAGTTTACGTCAAAAAACTGGAAAATATCCCGGTGCAGAACTTACTGCTTTAAAAAATAATATGCAGAAACTAGAGAATATGTATCAGGGTAGAAATCTTTTAGGTGAACCACCAGATATTACAATAGGAGAGTAACTGTGCCAGAAGTAAACATGTTATGGAATTTATTGCTTAGTATTGCTGCCGGTGGCACAGTGTGGTGGATACGTGGAGTAAACACACAAATAGCAGAACTGCGTAAATTTATATCTATTACAAGAGAAGAAGTCGCTAGGGATTACGTTACAAAAGAAGACGTAGACAAGGATTTCGATAAGATTATTTCTAGGCTTGACAGGCTTGAAAATAAGCTAGATAAACTATTAGATTTAAAATAAGGAATAAAATATGCTAGATCTAGTAACTGGTGGTTTATTTGGAGGTATAATTGGTGGTCTATTCAGACTGGCTCCAGAACTTCTTAAGTTTTTTAATGGTATAGCAGATAGAAAACATGAAGCTACCATGCTTAAGCTTCATATGGACTACACAGTAAAGAAGGTTGAAGTTGAATCTCAGATGGTCTTGGATAGTGGTGGCCTAGAAGCCCTTAGAACGGCCATAGAAGCCCAAGGTAAAAAGACTGGGGTAAGATGGGTAGACGCCCTTTCTGCCTCTGTACGGCCAATTATTACGTATTGGTACGTGGGTTTATACTCACTTATAAAGATAGCCGTAATCTTTACCGCTGTTGCCGCTGGCCTTGCTGCATCTGGTGGAGAAACTGTTTGGAATCAACTGGTTACTGTTTCAACATTTATTAGGGATGTCTGGACTGTAGCGGATATGGGACTTTTATCTGGTATTATTAACTTCTGGTTTCTTGACCGTGTAATTAGAAAGAATGAAGGACGTATCTAATCTATGCGTCATATCAATGAACAGGGACTAGATCTTATTAAAAGGTTTGAAGGGTTCTATGCCAAACCATATATATGTCCAGCAGGATATTGGACTATAGGCTATGGTCATTTATGCGATAAGAACCATAAGCCTATAAGCAAAGAACAGGCAGAAGAATACCTAAAGAAAGACTTGGCGATTGCAGAAAATGGTATACTAGCCTATTCTCCAACTGCTATGGCAGATCTTACGGACAATCAATTCTCTGCCTTGGTATCATTTGCATTTAATTTAGGAATTGGAGCGTATAGGTCTTCAACATTAAGAAAGAAGATCAATGCTAAAGAGTTTGATGAAGTTCCTAACCAGCTAAGGCGGTGGGTCTTTGCAAATGGTAGAAAACTTACAGGGTTGGCGTTACGCAGAAATGCAGAAGCTGCTTTATTTATGAGTTAATTTCTGGTTTAGGTAGAGAAGAAGGGGAAAGACCTGTTTCTAGGTCTTCTTCACTATCTTGAGGGGGATTGTCGGCTTGATCGTCGGCATCCCCCTCTTCTTCTTCCTCTGCAAACCAAGAGCAACGAAGAAAAATCCTTGTTGCCCTTTCCTCACCTAAAATTTCTAGATACTTGATAATATCAGACTCTAGTTCATGAATAGAGGATGGAATTACTTCTTCTTGTTTGGTGTTTACCTTAGAGAGAAGTTCTAATGCTTTAAGAGCAGTGTTAGTATGATTGTTCTGTTTAGCAGCTACATACTGCTGCTCAATCTCCTCAATGACGTTAATCTTGGTTTCTAGTTCTTTCTCTAGTTCCTCAATACGTTCCTTGATGCGAGGATCATTGGCAAGTCTACAGCCCTGATTTGTTGCTGATCGTACTGAATATCCAGCAACCTTTGCAGCTTCTGTAGCATTGCGATAGACTACGTAAGCTTGGGCAAATTTCTCATGTTTTTCAGAAAGGCCATCGTGAACAGGCTGCTTTTTAGCCATTACTTTTTACCTTTAAAGTAATCTAGATAGTATGGAAGTTTGGCATGGAAAGAATTTTTAAATACTTCATGTACTAGGGTGTTAGTTCCATGAACTACAATGTTAGCATCTACAGTTTTATTGTTAAACAATCGTTCACAATCCTGTGCCATAGCCAAAAGTTCTCCAGTAGTCCAAAACTTTACACCATTAGTCTCTACTGGAATGTACTTTGGCTTATCATCCAGTTTTTCTTTCTTTTGTTCTTCTGTAAGGAAGGGAATGTTACAATCAAAACCGAATAGATGGAAGTTTCTAAAACCTAGTAGGTGCATAAGACCAAAGCCACGCATTGCAGCACACGTTCCTCCAGTAACAAAGGTAGTGTCTGGAGATAAATTAGTGCTTTTGTTAACCTCAAATATGCGAGGATCTTTAGTTGCTTGTCTAATTGCGTCTGAATACGCATGCCAGCCATGAACATTTTTAGTTCTTTTAATTATATACTTTGTAACTGAAGGGTCAGTCATAGATGCAATAAAGAAATTTGTAAATTGATCTATATTATTGAATAACTTTTTCCTTACAATTCCATGTGTAGATACACCATCAATTGGACGAGGATCTAGGATAATACAACCCCATTGATGAATTTGTTCTGAAAGTAATTTAGGATAACTATGTTTAACGGATAGAACGACACCATTAGTTCTTTTAATTGTTTCTCTAAGTTCATTAAAGTTAAGTGATGGACCAGCAGATACGATAATTGCAGTCTCAGAATTAGGTCTACAAGCCTGTGCAATTCCCCACTTCTTAATAAGACTTAAATTTTCATTGATATTATTAATGATATAGTCCTTTGGCATACAGTCCCTAGGACGTACAACAATAGGTACACGCATCAATTCTGGCGGTAGAGGCGGTAGAGAAGTATCCTGAACATACACAGCAAGATGCGTAATTCCACCATCTTTAACTTTATCGCTAGAAGGAAGGACCATACAAATCTGTCCATCTTTCTTATGTTCAGAAATCTCAGCAAATAATCTATTTGTTCCCTGATGTTCTTCACCTAAAATATTCCCATTCTCATCTTTACTAAAGAAATCGTCAAACACAATTACGGGAACATGTTTTAAATTTTCGTAATCGCTACGAACTGTTTCTTCGCTATGTCCACCGTCAATATATGCAAAAGAAGCTTTAGCAATAATATCTTTTGCTTCTTTAAGAGTTTGCTTAGAATCTCCTTTAAATAAAGTAAAGGTAAAAGTCTTACCTTTTTCTTTCATTTTAATTGCAAATTCATTAAGACGGTTTGTTATTGCGTCAAGAGTGTTATGACGTTTTGAGTTTAACTCGATTTTATCAAGTTCTTCTGTAGCTTCTTCAAATAAATCAAACCCTACATAACTAACGCTATCTGTTTTTTCAAAAGCTGCAAGAGCCATTTCAATGGCCCTACCACCATTCCATGTACCAACTTCTACAATTGAATCTTTAGCGTATGTTCTTACAAGTTTTGCTAATTGGTTATAACGTGGAAGTTTAACATCTGGAGCAACATCATTTGGAATGTCATGCTTTAAATTACCCTTAAAATGTTTCATGTACTGAGATAAGGGTGACTGTGCAAATGCCGCAAGTCCCTTAACGTCTGGTGTAAGATTATGTGCACGTAGGCCATGTGCAATATAAATCTTTAACAGCCTGTCAAAGATAAACCCATCATGCCATTCACGGTATGAAATAACTTCACCAATATCATAGCAACCGCGAAGATCACCTAGTAGGCAATAGGTTGATTCACTACTAATATTAAAAGCAACAAAAGAAGTTTCACTATAGTCAACGTCTTTTCGTCCAAGATAAACAAGTTCTGCTTTATCTGGTAAAATCTTTAGCAGCTTTTCTTCTGACAGTGGTTTTGTTGTAATTGTATCGGCATCTAACCATACCATCCAGTCAGAATTTGTTGTAGTATCGCCAAGTTTAAAGGCACAGTCCGTCATAGCATAAACTTTGTGGCACCACTTAATGGCATCCATACGCCAATTGTAAGGCGTTTTTCCACCCATAGTGCCATCGTAAACTTTCATACGTTCACGATAATCTAACATGTCTTTGACATTGTTAAGATTACGATATTCTATGATAGGTGATTGAGGAAGATCAGCTACAAGATCTTCTGGAAAGTCATGGTAATATGCTGTAAGTTTAAGATCGTCTTTCCAGTTTTCAATAACTGAAAGAAGCATATTCTTGGCATAGGTTTTATAGCCGTCAGGGCTAAATGAAGTTACAAAATTAATCATGTTTCTTTTTTTCTACCTTTAATCTGTCTAAATAAAAATCTTTCCACTCTTTGGCATAGGTGCCATCAATTTTACGGGTAGGCTTCCAGTCTTTATAAACAGGACCGCCAGTTGTAAAATGAACATTCTTTGGTTCAATATTCTCTGGACTATGACCATCAAGCCAATTCCACTCTTGTTTAATGTTCCCTATATGTTCTGTTTCAAGCCAATAGAAGCCATGAAGCCATGAACCGGGCTTTGTATTTACATCGCCAATAGTAAGTTCTTTTGTTGCAGGATGGTCTAGGTTCCAAAGAACAAAAGAAGACCAGTTCTTTCTATTGTACAATGTTTGAACCTTACCATCCATCTTTGATACTTCAGTAGGATTATGGTTATGCTGAACACAGCTAATTGCTACGTTATGGTTGGCACCATGAGTGTCAAAGATTTCTGTAATGTCTGATCGGACATACATATCACAGTCCATAAACAAAGCAAGTCCACTATACTGATTTAGCATAGGGACTAGAAAACGTGTAAAGCTAAACTCTGTGGAGAATGGTTTACGATCAAAGGTATCAACCATACCATGTTCAGATAGTTCACCGCTACGCCAATAAAGGCCAGCCCGACGAACATCTGACTGTACAATAGGAACAATATTGTAATGATCTTTTGTATTAGCTTCAATTGACTTTTTCAGAACATCACAATAAATTTCTTCTGATGGATCGTAACCAATGTAAATTGTAGGAGTTTTATGGAACATTTATAGTTCTTCTAGTTGTTAATCTGATCTACCATTATATATTAAAAATTAAAGTTTGTCAATGTTTATTTAAAGTCTGGTCCTGTAAACCACCCTACAAGGGAATACCGCATACCCTCTTCTACAGGAGTAACCCTATGGTGCATAAAAGATGGAAATACTGTAATCGTTCCTGTAGACTGTAACTCTCTGATTGTATTATATTTATTAGGTATTGTTGGAATACCCCACTTTTCAATTTGAAAATTACCACCAGTGTAATTCTCATTTAAAGCAATTACAATGGTTAGTTTTCTAACCAAATCTTCACCGGGTGTTTCCGTTCCTATGTCTACGTGCCAATCATAGAATTGTCCCGGTTCATAGATACAAAATTGAGGCGTTTGAAATCCTGTAATATCTAAGTTCCATCCAGATTCTTCATTAGCCCTGTTAATATATAAGTACATTAGTGTAATAATATCAGGAGAGTTAAGCCAAGCTACTTTGTTATTACGTACTCTACTGTCAAACCTAGTACCGTCACGTTCAAATAAGCCACCAGTTGAAAGTTCTAGATCAAGACAAAGCTTAATCAGACCATCACAGAACGCTGCTGGTAACTCTTTCTTAAACGAGAAGTATGGAAATTCATAAAGCATTACTATTGTACAAGATCAACAACCTCACATACTCCAGCGGTACAGGCAAGCTGTTGGCTGCTGGTTGTGTTGTCTTGGCTTTCGTACTTTGAAATTTGTGACCAATCTACTTGCTTTGGCATCCTTGCCAGAAGTTCTTCATACTGTTCTTTAGTACAATCCTGATATGGTGCCTGATCATAGATATGGTCAGAATGTGGTAAAAATGAGATACCAGAACAAATATCAAAGTTTTCGTATACCCAAGCACCAACTGATACCCATTCGTTGTCACGCACAGAGATTGTAACAGAAGGCTTATGCTCTGTCCAGTTTAGTGCATAAGTCTTCCACATGTCAAGCTGTTCAATAGCAGTCATATCGTTACGGGTAACAGCACCGGGAGGTGCCTTCATTGGAAAGGAGAATACAACTACACGATCAGGATGAAACTTCTCAGGTTCATTTGGAATACCAGCATCCTGCATCAGCTTGGTAATGGGATCTTTAATGTCACAACGTACAGTACGAACATAGTACTGGCTATGTCGTGCATGAATACCGCTTGCAGCGTCTGTTAGCTGACTTACAGTGCCTGAAGGCTTGCAGCATGTCACAGCAGTAGACTGTGGGATACCTAGCTTCTCTGCCCACTCCTTATTAGTTTTAACGGCATGTTCACGAAGTACTGAAAGAAACTTCTCATCCGGCTTATTAGTAATTGGTGCATCCATAATACCAGTTAGTGATACACCAAGCAGCCGTTCTTCTTCTGTATTCTTCTTCCAGACTTTCCGTAGATATGGGAAGTTAGTAAAGGTTGACTGAATTGTGCCAAGGACGGCAGCAGCCCAGACTTTATCCTTGAGGGTAGCTTCTGTATCTGAAGAACGAACTACAACCTCAGTTAGATTGCAGAACTGGTATGGACGAAGAATAATCTCTGAACATGGATTGGTTCCAAATTCATGTTCTACATTACGTCTACCATTCTTTGCTGCGTGTTTAGTTGCAGCCTGACGGGAGAAGATACCACGTTCACCAGATTTACTTTCTACAAGTGAAAGCCATTCACGCAGGAATGTTTCTGTATCTGGTTTGTCTTCATAGATTGCAGAGTTATTGGCTAATGCACGGTGAGGAGAATAAGTCCACCACTCACCTGACTTAGCCCTTCGCATATGATCGTCCTGTAGGTCTGACAGGCTGATCATTGCAGACCGACGAACACCACCAGACACAACAATATCTGCAACCTTACACATAATATCGTGACATTCAAGAGTATTTAGTTTTCTACCAGCAGCCTTCTTGAATGTCTCAACACAGAATTGGAATAGTTCTACAAGAGGTTCTGGTCCTGATGCACGGCCACCAAAAGTCTTTAGGCGGGAACCGGCAGGACGAACCTTTGATACATCCCACTTGGGAACTTCACCACTATATAGCATAGCCAGAAGTTTACGGAAAGCTTTAGCCCAACCTTCTTTGCTATCGTGAACTTTGATAATATCTTCTGAATCAAAAAGCTTCTCTGGAATTTCAGGAAGCTTATTTGTGTATCGTGCCTCTACGCTATAGCCAACACCTGTTCCACAGAGCAGGATCATCATGGCTTCGTCAAAGGACTTAGGGTCGTCGATAGGCAGAT